GGCGGCGAAGAAATGCCAACAGATGAAATGGGATTAGAACCAGAAATGGAAGAAGGCATGTATGAGTCTAAAGATGAAGTTGATGAAGATGAAGAAGTATCTGAAGAAGATGCTAAAGAAGATTTAGACGAGAGCGCAGAGTTAGTAGCGGCACCTAAGCCAGTAAGTGCAGAAGAAGCTTCAGTTAATACTAAAAGTGCCAATGCAGATGATGCAGGTAAAAAAGCAAAAACTGATGCTAAACCAGTAAGTACTAGTACTTCTACTGAAAAAGGTCGTACAGCACCAAAAGCAAAAGACATGGATGTTGATGGCCCGGAAGGTGGTGCAGAACTAACTAAAGTTTAAGTTCTTGATATGTCTTTTTTGCAAGAAAACTTATCGTTTGATGCCGCAAATATTGTTCTAGAACATGGCGGTGATAACAACAAAGATCTTTTTATGAAAGGTCTTTGCATCCAAGGTGATGTAAAAAATGCTAATCAAAGAGTTTACCCAGTTAATGAAATCACAAATGCAGTTAAACAACTACATGAACAGATTAATGGTGGGTACTCAGTATTAGGAGAATTAGATCATCCGGATGATTTAAAGATTAATTTAGACCGCGTAAGTCACATCATCACAGAAGTGTGGATGGAAGGCACAAACGGTTATGGAAAGTTAAAGATTTTGCCAACGCCTATGGGTAAGTTAGTAGAAACTATGTTAGGTAGTGGCGTAAAATTAGGTGTCTCAAGCAGAGGTAGCGGAAACGTTAACGAAAGCAACGGACATGTAAGTGATTTTGAAATAGTAACAGTTGATGTAGTAGCTCAACCAAGTGCCCCCGGTGCATATCCGACAGCAATTTACGAAGGGTTGTTGAATATGAAAAGTGGACATAAGTTGATTGAAATGGCGGCTGATGCTAGAGAAAGTATCACAGCACAAAGATATTTAGAGAGTGGGATTATGCAACTCATTAAAGATCTTAAAATATAGGAGAAATAGATGCTAGATGCAATGAAACCGTTGCTCGATAGTGAACTTATTAACGAAGACACTCGTGTTGCTATCCAGGAAGAATGGGAAGCTAAGATGGTTGAAACTCGTGAAGAAGTTAGAGGTGAATTACGTGAAGAATTCGCACACCGCTACGAGCATGATAAACAAACAATGGTAGAAGCTCTAGATCGCATGGTATCTGAAAGTCTTGAAGCAGAGATCCAAGGGATCGCGGAAGAAAAAACCGCGTTAGCAGAAGATCGTGTTAAGTTCCAAAGCAAAATGACTGAAAGTGCTACAAAGTTTAACAACTTTATGGTAACGAAGTTAGCTGAGGAAATTAAAGATTTGCGAAAAGATAGACAGGTTCAAACACATGGTATGGCTAAACTAGAGGAGTTTGTTGTTAAAGCTCTTGCTAGAGAAATTAATGAATTTGCACAAGATAAAAAGGAAGTTGTTGAAGCTAAAGTTAGATTAGTTGCAGAAGCAAAAGAAAAACTTAATAGTCTTAAAGAGCAATTTGTTAAAGAAAGTTCAAAGAAAGTCAAATCTGTTGTTACTATGCGTTTACAAACAGAATTATCACAGTTACATGAAGATGTAAGAGTTGCTCGCGAGAATAACTTTGGTCGTAGAATTTTTGAAGCGTTTGCAACTGAATTTACAGGTACTCATTTAAATGAGAATACTGTTATTCGTGAACTAAATCAAAAGGTAGAAGATCGTGATAGTAAGTTAGTAGAAGCTAGAGAAGTAATCAACAAAGCGAAAGTTTTGGTTGAACAAAAAAATAAAGAGGTACAAACGATTCAAGAGAACAACAAACGTACATCAGTCATGGAAGATTTGTTAGGTCCTTTACAAAGGGATAAAGCAGAAGTCATGCAGAATTTGCTAGAAAATGTTCAAACGAACCGTTTAGAAAGTACATTTGAAAAGTATTTACCAGCAGTACTTTCTAATAAGTCGAGTGCACCTGCACAAAGACGTAAGCAATCTTTAACAGAGAGTGCTAAAAAAGAAGTAACTGGTGATAAGAAAAACGACTTGCAGTCAACAGACGATAACGGTGTTATCGACTTACGACGTTTAGCAGGTCTTTAAATTAGTGATTTTTAGGAGATAAAGATGTCACAACAATTAATAGAAGGTCGTTGGAGCGAAACAAAAGACGCTCTAATGGAAGGTTTAAGCGGTTCTCGCCGTAGTTCAATGAGTGTAATCTTAGAGAACACTCGTAACTACTTGTCAGAGAGCGCAACAGCAGGTTCTACATCAGCTGGTAACGTAGCTACACTTAACCGTGTAATTTTACCAGTAATTCGACGTGTAATGCCTACTGTAATAGCTAACGAACTAGTCGGTGTACAGCCAATGACTGGTCCAGTTAGTCAGATACATACATTACGTGTACGTTATTCAGACTCAATGGATGGTTCAGGTATTCCTGGTGATGCTACAAGCACAACAGCAGGCGATGAAGCATTAAGTCCGTTTAAGATTGCACAAGCTTACTCATCAGGTCCAGGTAATCCTACAGACCATTTAGGTGCGGCTACATCAGCACTTGAAGGCAACGGTGGTAGAAAGATTAGCGTTCAATTATTGAAACAAGCAGTTGAAGCTAAGACACGTAAGTTACAAGCACGTTGGACATTTGAAGCGGCACAAGATGCTAATTCAATGCACGGCATTGACGTTGAAGCAGAAATTATGGCGGCGTTAGCACAAGAAATTACCGCTGAAATTGATCAAGAGATTTTACTATCTCTACGTTCATTAGCAAGTACAGAGTTTGCTTATAACCAAGCAACTGTAAGTGGTACTGCTACTTTCGTTGGTGATGAGCATGCGGCATTAGCTGTTTTAATTAACAGAACTGCTAACTTAATTGCACAGCGTACAAGACGTGGTGCTGGTAACTGGGCAGTATGTAGTCCAGAGTCGTTAACGATTTTACAATCTGCAACTACTTCAGCATTTGCACGTACTACTGAAGGTACATTTGAAGCACCTACTAATACTAAGTTAGTTGGTACATTAAATAGTGCTATGAAAGTATACGTTGATTCATATGCGGCAGACGCACAAGCAGTGCTTGTTGGTTATAAAGGCGCTAGTGAATCTGATGCACCTGCATTCTACTGTCCGTATATTCCATTAATGAGTTCTGGCACAGTACTTGATCCAAGTACTTTTGAGCCAGTTGTATCATTTATGACACGTTACGGTTACATTGAACTTACTAACACAGCAAGTTCATTCGGTAACGCTGGTGACTACTTAGGTGAAGTTAGTATTGCAAACGTTTCGTTCTCTTAATAGAGTAATTTAACGTTATAAAGAGGGCTTTAATTAGCCCTTTTTTATTGACTAGATTATCGGTTAATAAATACAGAAATTAACATCACTAAAGGTATATAATAATGGGCAAATTTAAAGTTACACCAGAGACAGAAAATATTCATTGTCGTGTAAAGATTGGTAGTAATCCAGAGACAGATGGAACAATTCTTCGACAAAAAAGTACAACAAAGTTTGTAGTAACAGACGGAAAAAACACAGGTGTTTGTCATGTTTCGGATTTTAACGATAATAGTTTAACAACAGATTCAATGACGTTGTCAGTTACTAAGAACAACGGAACTGTAGTTAGAGTAAAACATTTTAATAATAAGTTTGCAGTAGATTTCGAAGACAATAGGTATGTGTTAACGGAAGATGTTGATCTTGGTACACACGAGAGTGCTACTGTAGTTACAGACAAAATTAAATCAAAACTCAAAGAGTCTACTAAAGTTAAGAAGAAACCTAAGGTTGCAAAAAAAGTAGCAAAAAAGATAGAAAAGAAGGTTGCAAAAAAAGTAGCAAAAAAGACAGCAACAAAAAGTAAAGCTAAAAAAGAACTAGTGCAGACGGATGCGTTTGAGATAAACGACGAAGTCGGTTTCTATGTTGCTACCGATCTAGAATAAATATAGTTATGCTCCAATAGGTGGAGCATTTATGCAGATTCCCTCTGCGTAAGTCATAGAACGACTTTTTTTAAGGAGTAGAAAAAAATGGGTAGACCTTTAAATAAAAAACATTTCGGTAATACTAACACCGATAACGTAGCTGGCGAAGGTATTGCTAGTATAGCAGTTAACGCCGCAGGTAGTGGATATTCAGTTGGTGATTCAGCTACAATTGGAACACCAGATATAACAGGCGGAACACAAGCAGTAGCAACTGTAGCAACTGTAGATGGTTCTGGTTTAATTTTAACTATTAGTGTTACTACAGCAGGTAGTGGTTATACTTCAGCACCTGCAGTGACTTTTGCAGATGGTGATGCCGCTGGTACAGGTACAGCGACAATAGCAACAACAGCAACAGATGGAATAACATTTGAAGCATTTGTTACTGGTGGTAGTAATGTAACTAACGGTGATATTATTTCTCAAAAGGGTAGTAAAAGCTTTAGAGTAACTACATCACACGGAACAGAAAAACTAACACTAAGTACAGCAACCCCAACAGCGGGTAAAATGAGAATCAAAGGAACAGATTCTGCAGGCGGTACTTATTTTATTAGTAAAATCTCAGGAAGAACTTGTACAGTAACACGAGGTACAGGTACTCAGTTTGCAACAGATGCTAAAGTTGGTTGGAACTTAACAACTGCGGTATTAGACGAAAGTATTGTGCTTGATAACGGTTAATTTTTTAAAATAAAAAACCCTTTACAGATAACATCTATTGTAAAGGGTTTTTTTGTGGCTATAGTATCTAAAAATATATCTATATTAGTAAATACTAATATTAGTAAATGCTAATATAAATACACACTTAATTATATTACTAAAGAGAAGTGTAAAATGAAAAATAAGATTTTTAGAGTAGTGTTAGTGTTAACTTCATTGTTTTCTGGCATAGCACATTCAGGTGCTGAAATTGTTGTTAATTTAACAACTGGAGAAGAATTCAAATGGCAGTTCATGGATATGGATAATGCTAGTATGTTTTTAGCTGATAGGATTAATAGTGGCAAGTGCAGTCCTAAGATTATTAGTGTTACTATTAGGAGTGTTTACATTGATGGCATCGATGACGAATATAGTTGGTACCATAGCGTAGATAAAACAGAGTTTTAGTTTTATTAGCACTATTTGTTCATATATCGATGTACTTGGTTTTTAAAAGTAATAAATAGTATAAATTAGTCTTCTTAAGGTAAACAACATGTCTTTAACTAAGCGAATCGATGGTGATTATAATATTCAGAGCATAAGTGCGACTGACGATGTAAACATCACAACTCGAACGTTAACTTTAAACGGGAACTTAGTTGTCTCCGGCACATCCACAGAAGTTAACTCAGTTGATTTAGCAATCACTGATAAAACAATAGTCTTAAACAAAGGCGAGACTGGATCTGGTGTAACTTCACCTGTTCATTCTGGCATTGAAATTGAAAGAGGATCAGCAACTAACGTTGGACTTCGTTTTAATGATACTAGTGATAAATGGGAGTTAACAAGCGATGGGTCTACCTGGGAAAATCTTGCAGTAATTGGTGATCTCGGTATTAAGAATGTAGTAGAAGATTTAACCCCACAATTAGGTGGCGCATTAGATGTTAATGGTCAAACAATCACAAGTGCTAGTAATGGCGACATTGTAATTGATCCAAATGGTACCGGACAACTAAAAATCAATCATGAAGTTAGTCTTAAAGAACTAGGCAGTGACCCTAGTTCAACTGCTACTTACAATAAGCTTTATGCTAAAACTCCAGGCCAAGGTGGTTCTGGTGTATTTTTTGTAAATTCAAGCACAAGTGATGAACTTGTTTCAAAAACAAAAGCAATGGTTTTTGCTTTAATATTTTAGGAAGTAATATATGTCAATTACAACAACAGCAGTAGGAAACTCAAACACAACTGTTTACACGAGTTCTAATAGTTCTGCTATTACTGATTTAACATTATGCAATTACAGTGCATCTAATGTGACTGTAAGTTTACACGTGGTGCCAAGTGGCGATACTGCAGGTAACGGAAATGTCATGTTAGATACGTTAACAATCGGAGCACATGATACTTATGTTTTGTATGGAGGCTCTGAAAAGCTACTACTTGACAATAGCGATTTTATTAGCGTAATATGCAGTGCAACAACATCTGTAACTGCTATTGCGAGTTACACAGCAATTTAGTAAATCGTGGGACGTTGGGTTAAAAATCAACATATTGGGTTAGGAAATACTGCAATTAGAATACCCGTAGGAGATGCATCCGAACGGCCTGATGTACCAGATTTTGGACAAATACGGTTTAATACTGACTTAGGAAAAGTAGAGTTTTATAACGGTACTATATGGGGTGTTGTTTCTAAACAAGGCAATGTTGATATTGTAGTTGACACCTTTACTGGTAATGGAAGTACATCAGTTTATACAATGTCGAAAATAATATCGTACCCAGAAGATGTACTAGTTTTCATTGGAAGCATTTATCAAATACCAACTACAAATTATACAGTTGCTGGTAACTACGATATTACGTTTACGTCAAATGTACCTAATGGAATGTCAATTAGCATTATACATAATTTAGGTAGCACAGAGGTTTCGTAATGGCAATAGGAAAGATACCAGGTCAAATGCTAAACTCCAATTTGCAAAGAAATGGAGAAGATTTAGCAATTGAAACAAACTTATTATACGTTGATGTTACTAATGACCGAATTGGAATTAATACCAGTACACCAGCATCAAGTTTACAAGTTGATAACATTAAGATTAACGGCAATTTAATCTCTGCATCAGCCGGAAATGTAGAACTTGGAGCACCAACTGATATTACAATTACAGGTGGTTCTGCAGACTATGTTCTAAAAACTGACGGAAGTGGAAATCTTACTTGGACTGATATAACTAGTATTGCAATGACTGGAACAACTATTACACTAGGAACTCCGTCGGATAATGCACTATATCCATCTGGTGCAATTAATGATTGGGCAACAAGTACAAAGTTAACAGATGCACTCGACGACTTAAATGAGTTATCTGAAAATATTATAAACAGTACTGCGGTTGCTAATATTGATTTTACTTCAGATATCACTGCAGGTGGTGCTGGAACAACAGTAACATTAACAATTACTACAGATGGAAATCCAACACACTACGACATTAATTGGGGTGACGGAAACACTACATCAAATACCACAGATTCTACACCATCGCACACTTATTCTAGTAATTCAGGTTCTCCGTTTGATGTAATCGTAACAGCAAAGAATACAAGCGGAACAGGCAAAGGTGCTGAAACATCAAAAACACGTGTAGACTATATAATCATTTACACAGCAGATCCAGTTGTTGACTTTAATATATATGCGGCAGTTACAGGCGGAAGTCTAATAACTTACTCAGATAGTGCTAGTACTGTTTATCTAGAAAATTTAACAACAAATTCATCATCCGCAACTGTTACATATACTGTTAACTGGGGTGACGGGAATACAGAAACAATTAGTGGCAATGGATCACCAGGTGGGTTATCCGGCGGACGCTTAGGACATACGTATACTAATAGTGCAGAAACTGATTCATCTCGTACGGTTACTCTTACATTAACTGCACATAATACATGTACTCCAGCTATACTTCCATTAAATGATTCATCTACGTTTAAAGTATATGCAACGCATACACCTTCATTTACAACAACAACATTACGTGGTGTTAATGAAGAAGCAAGTAGTGGACACATTGTTACTTTCTCAAATACAACAGAAGATACAGTTGGAAGTTATACAACATTTGGTAACGTGTACACATGGGATTGGGATAGTGTAACAACAAATGTTAACGCAGGAAGTGGAAGTGCAGGTGATAATGATGTTGATATTTTACATACATTTAATTTAACTACAGGTGAACAATCTGCAGGAACATCAAAAAACTATACTGTAGATTTATCGTTAGCAACTAGCCATACAAGTACTCCCTTTACAAGTAGTAGTGTAACAGTTATTGTAGAGCCTGATGTTAGAACAAACCTAGCAAGTACAGCAGTTACAGTAAGTGATAAAACTGGCGATAATCAATATGATTTATATGATTTTACAGATTTAAGTGGAAACAATAGAGCACTAGCAAGGTTTACAAACACTTCACAGAATGCAGATAGCTATGTATATGATTGGGGTGACAGTAGTGCTAATAGTAACGTAACTGAAGATGGTTCTAGTGCTGGAAGTATAGGTGCTACTATTAACCACAGCTATGCAGGCGAAGGAACAGCAAGTTACACAGTTAGATTAACATCTAGTGGCACACCTGACACAATTGCACAAACAGATTACGAAGAACAAACGTACACACTAAATGCTACACCAACAGCACCGAGTAACTTAAGTACATTTACATTGACACTATCTGATAGCTACCAAGGAACTAGTCCAAAATTATGTGCAGGATTTACTGACAGCAGTTCGAGCAACCCATTAAGTGCAGGTGCTAGTTTAACAACAACAACTGCAAGACGTTATACAAGTGGAACAATTGACACAAATGTAATCAATAATGCTTATAATGGTGCTAGCGGAACATTAAGTGCAACGGTTAATGGTGTTACTAGAGGTAGTCAAACATTTTCAACTACTACCGCAGAGAATGGAACATTCACAAGTTTAGTGATAAGTGGTCAAGACGATGCACATAATACAATTAGTGCCACAACGTATCCAAATAATTTTTATCAAACATTTGATGCTAAGATTACACAAGTATTAACAAGTTATACAGTTGGTGTTAATGACCAAAAGTTAAACCATACTACAACAGGTAATTCATCTGTAGTGAGCGTAGTATATGA